TGGGTAGAACCTTCTTTAAAGAAAGATGAGGTGGTAAACTTATTAAACGGAACTACAAATAGAATTCGTTCAATTGCAGTATTAGCATCAAAGAAAGTAAGTAATAAAGAAAAGGATCAATACGAATCAGCAACAAAGGAATTAGAAGGAATGGGTGAAGTTAAGAAAGGAAAAACTCCGGAGTATGCTAGAAAAGAACAACTTCAAAAATATATAACAGGATTAGAGGAAAGAGTAAAAGCTGAAATTCCAAAAAATGCAAATGCAGAATACGCATATTCAGTACAAGAAAAGTTACATTCAACCGCTTGGGAAAATAAAGATGTAATTAAACAAAGTAAATTATTGTTAAATGCTTGGGCAAAATTAACTCCAAAACAAAAACAAGAAAGAGCGTTATCTATTATTGAAGAAATGGGACAAAATGATAAAGGTGGATTAAGAGCTGAAATCGTAGATACTATTAATAAACTTTATAAAAATAAAGATTCAATTAGTGGATTAGATAGTATTGGACAAATCATAGGTGATAACACATCTAGAGGAAAACAAAAAGCATCTATGATTTTATTAAATTTAGGAAGTTCTACTGGTAAATCAAATTCATTATCGACAGTAAGAGATAAAATATATAAAAATACATATGCACACTCAAAGGCAGCATCAGAATATCTATTATCTACAAATGAAACTAAAACTGCATTATTAAGAAGTATTAGAGATGCATTTCCTGTAAAATCTTTATTAGAAGGTGAGGAAAATATGTTATTAGGTGATTTTAAAAAAGGAAAAACGCCGGGTACAAATATAGATCAATATGTATTACAGAGAGTATTTAATATTAAATCAGCTGAAGAATTTCAAAGTGGATTAAAAGTATTAGATACACCTCCTCCACCACATATTAGTTTTATAGGTAAAGGTAAAAACTCAAAACCTATTGAAATCGCAGAAATCAAATCTCGTTCCGATGGTAAAGGATATGGTGGTACATGGAAATTGGAAATGAGTTTATCAAAAAAATTCGTTGAATTGTGTAAACAATACGATACATAATTAGGGAAACAAAAAAAAAATGAAAACACAGTTATTATGTACATTTAGTACAAAACCGGATGTAGATAAACATATAGAAATAATAAAAAGTAATTATACTTTGGCATATAATTACATTTATATTTTACAAAACAAAAACATTCCAAATGAATTGTTTGTAACTTATAATGTGGTAGTAGAAAATGAACAACCAAACTTAGAAATGAAAACTATTTTGGTTCATAGAAAAAAACAAAGTAATACATTATATACAATCAATGCATTGAACAATGTTATTATTGAAGCAACCGGTGGACACTTAGATAACAAATTTGAAGTTGATTGGGAAAAATATAGAAATTGTATATTAGTAACAAACACAGAAGGTGTAAAGAAAATTTATACAAGAGTGTTTGATGTAATAGATTTAACTAAGTAAGTATGATTAAATTAAAAGATTTATTATCTGAAGACCTTCGTAAATGGTTTGGTAAAGGACCAGAAGGTTCAACTACTGGTGGTGGTTGGGATAGATATAATACTAAAGGTGAAAAAGTTGGTAAATGTGGAGATTCAAAAGAAGGTGATGCATACGCAGCTTGTTTATCAAAAGAGAAAGCAGCAAAATTAGGTAAGGATGGAATCGCAGCCTTTGTAAAAAGAAAGAGAGCTGCACAATCTGATGCCGGAGATGCAAAGAAAGGTGGTGAACAAAAGAAAGGACAAAAACCTACATTTGTAAAGACGGGTGCTAGTGAAGGATTAGAAGAAAAACTAAATTTATTTTTAGAAAAGAATTGCCCAACTGACCCAGCAAAATGGTCAGCATCTAAAGCAGCAGCAAAAAGAAAGTTTGATGTATATCCTTCAGCATACGCAAACGGCTGGGCCGCAAAAAACTACAAATCAAAAGGTGGTAGTTGGAAAACTTGTAAATAAATAACTATGATAATATGGTTAACCGGACAACCTGGTAGTGGAAAGACAGTATTAGCAGGTTGGTTAAGAAGTATAAGTGATTTAAATAGTAGAGTTGAAATAATAGATGGTGATGATATAAGAGAAATATTTCAAAACAAAGATTATAGTGAAGCAGGTAGAAGACGAAACATAGAGCTAGCACAAAACCTGGCCCTATTCCTACATAAAAAGAAATTTAATGTTATAGTTTCATTGGTATCACCTTATAGAGATCAAAGAGAGACATTCAAAGAAAAATTGGGAAAAGATATAAAAGAATTATATGTTCATTGTTCAGATGATAGGGGTAGAAATCATTTTCATGTAGAAAACTACGAACCACCTTTAGAGAATTTTATTGATGTAGATACTACAAATGAAACTCCATTTGAAACTTACGAAAAAATTAAAGAAAAATTAGGTTTATATTAAAAAAAGTTGTAAATTAGAGTTATGAAAAAATACGCATTATATATCGGAAGATGGCAGACATGGCACGCAGGTCATGAATGGTTAATTAGTCAACAATTAGATAAAGGAAAGAATGTTTGGGTAGCAATCCGAGATGTTCAAGTTGATGAAAACAATCCTAAAACAGCACAACAAGTCCTAATGGATTTATCAAAAGAAAAATTCTTTATTGATAATTTTGATAAAATCCTAATCAGTATTATACCAGATATCGAAAGTGTAAATTATGGTAGAGGTGTTGGTTATGATGTTATTCACCACGCACCACCTGCAGATGTTGAATTAATTAGTGGTACTAAGATTAGAAATGGATATATGGATACTGATGGAGAAGTTATAGAATATGCCGTTGATTAAAAGACACATAGCAAAAACCATCTCATATCGTATTGTAAGCACTCTAATTGGATTTTTAATAATGTGGTGGGTAAGTGGTTCAATTAAAGTAGGTGCCGCATTTGGGGTAGCAGAATTAATATATAAGCCTATTCAGTATTATCTACATGAAAGAATTTGGTATAAATGGATTAAGTACGGATTAAAAAAATAAGTTATATGAAAGAAGAATCAGCAGTAGAATATTGCGAAAGAGTATATCCTGAAATGATGGATGAATTTAAAAAAATCCAATTAGAAATGTATGAAACATTTTGTAAGAAACAAAGAAATTACGGACCAGGTAATATTTCAGTTGGAACATCCCTTCAAACAAAAGAAGATATAAAATTATCTCTTACTGGTTTGTGGTTTAGAATCAATGATAAAATTCAAAGATTAAAACAATTGGTGGTTTTAGGACAACCAGATGAAGTTGGTGAATCGATACAAGATACATATGAGGATTTATCCGTATATGGGATTATTGCTCAATTGGTTCAAAGAGGTAAATGGGCTAAATAATTCTTGATAAAATATTTGGTGATTTCAGAAAATTATCGTATCTTTGATATATAAGAAATTGAGATTATTGATATTTATACGTGAGATTAAATCGCGATAATCTTAAAACTTAAAACAAACAATTTTTAAAACTTAAAACAAAAACAGCATGAACATTAATGCAATCAAGCAGCGTTTGAATTCGTTGCAAAACACATCCAAAAAGACAGATTCATTGTGGAAACCAAAACCTGGAAAGTACCAAGTTAGAATCGTACCTTACAAGTTCAACAAAGAAAATCCTTTCATTGAACTTTTATTTCACTACAACATTAACAACAAAACTTATTTGAGTCCAGCTTCTTTCGGAAGACCTGACCCAATTTTAGAGTTCGCAGAAAAACTTAAGAAATTAGGTGATACTGAGAATTGGAAAGCTGGTAAGAAAATGGAACCAAAATTAAGAACTTTCGCACCTGTTATCGTAAGAGGACAAGAAGCTGAGGGGGTTAAATTTTGGGGATTCGGTAAGACAGTTTATCAAGAAATCTTAGCAATCGTAGCAGATCCTGATTACGGTGATATTACAGATGAAAACTCTGGTAGAGATATTGTTATTGAAATTGTAGAAGAAGCAGGAAAAACATATCCTGAAACTCGAATCAGAGTTAAACCAAATGTATCTCCATTACACGAGAACGCAGCAACTACTGCAAAATTATTAGATGAGCAAACAAACATTACTGACATTTATTCGGAGTTATCTTACCCTGAATTGAAGACAGTATTAGAGAATTGGTTAAATCCAACTTCATCAGCAGAAGATGAAAACCCAACTCCTTCAGTATCTCAACAAACATTAGCTCCTCAACCAAAGAAAGTTGAAGAACAATTGGTAAGTAAAGA